CTGCAGTATATTCACCTTTCTTAGTAAACTTAGGTGTTTTAGGTTTCTTATCAATTAGTCTAGTAACTGGTGGTAATTCAGGTTCAATTACTTTTTCGATAGCATTCATGTTACTTTCAATATTATCTAATAATAAATTAGCTTTATCTTTATTAAAAGCCCAGCCATAGTATTGACAGTATGCATCAAACTTAGCAGCAGCCATTTCATTTCGTAAACCTTTACGTATTAATGGTTGCTTCATTGCTATTCTATTTAATTCTGATGTAAGATGACTATATATTACAGAGTTTAATTTAACATCTCTTACACAATACTCCATCATTCTATCAGAAAAATGTGACCAGTCATCATAGTTACCTTTATGGTATCTAAGATATTCACCCCATCCAGCTAACCCATGTTTATGTGGTCGTCTGTAATTTAATACTTGAGATGCTATCCATGTATCGAAGAACCTATCTCCATTATATAAATCAATATTATATAATCTTTTAATTACTAATGCATCAAAACCAATACCATTATGTGCTATTAATAATTTTGCATTTTCTAATAATGATAAACCCATTTTAATAGGTCCATCATATTTATCTGATTCGTCAGTATATTTCATGATACGATTGGTGTCCAGGTTTTGTATCACTAGACACCATATTTTAGTCGCATCAAGACCGTCCGTTTCTATATCAAACGTTAGCCTCATCGTTAGCCTTTCTGCCGGCATCAAGCTCAGCTTTAAGTTTATTATTGTCAGCTACTAAATTATCAAATATATTTAATAGTTTTACTTTATCTTCATCTCCTACAATCATAGCTCTAATTTGATGAAGTGTAATTGGTTCTGCTTCTGGTGAAACATTAGTTTCTTGTAAATCGTCTTTACTCATATATACTCCTTATTCATATTGTGAGTTTGCTACTTGACCTTTGAATTCATTTTCAAGATCGCGTTTTTCTCTTAACATTTGAAGTCTTTCTTTTTCTGATTCAAATATATCTGATAGTATTCCGCAATCATATTTAGTTATTTCAGGTCCTTTCCAACCTTCTGGTTTAACCATATCTGGTAAACCAAACGGATTTTTCCTGGATTTATTTGCTCCAGGTTCTTTAGCCATATTAGATTTATGTACTTCTTTCCATACTTTATCAGCATCACAGTTAAATAATTCTAGTGTACCTATTGCGATAACAATAAGATCAATTAAACCATCAACTACTTCTGTGTGATCTTTATTTAGGAAAGCTGCTTGAGTTTCTTCAAACTCTTCTTCTAAAAAGTCTAATCTAAATGCTAAGAAATCATTTAATAATTTATAATTTCTTGCTTCGAATTGGCGTCTAACCCATTCTTTAGCACCGAATTTATCATGCATTATTCTAATGTCATCATACCATTCTGAATAATTTTCATTACGTTTTAAGTTCATACTTTATATTTCCTCTAGGTTCATAATTATATATGTCCATATGTTTTGGTTGAAACTCATTATAGTTTAAACCTACTTGTGGCTGTATGCTATACTTAGCATCTACCCATAGATAACCATTTTCTATTTGCTCCTGGGCTTTTGTAAAATGTTCAAGATAAATATGAGCATCTGCTACAAATAATTTAAGTGTTCCAGGTTTTAAGTTAACTAATGCAGATATATGTGCTAACATAGTTGCACCAAATACCATGTCACTAGGTACACCAACCATCCAATCACCTGATCTCGAATACATTATCATAGATAAAGTATCTGAAGTATCATTATCGTTAGGTCCGTTTCTAGCATGATCAAATGATGCTACAGTTTGATCTACATAAAATTGATATAAGAAATGACATGGTGGTAGTGTAAGATCTTTATCTGCGGGATTCCATGCAGTAATTATATGTCTTCTATCATATCTATGGTGTTTAAGATTATATAATAATTCTTCTATTTGATTAACACCATTAAAATCAAGCCAACTATTACCATAACTAAGACGTAACTCGCCAGTATCAGGATCTCCGAACTCATTCCAGTAATTACACCCCCATTTCTGAAAGTCTTTAATATTTTTAGGCCCTCTAATCATAGCGGCATATTCACCAAATACACCATCATAGTATATTTTACGTGATGTTATTAGCGGAAAATAATCATTTCGCATATCAAACATAAGATCTTGGAATGGTATAGAGCGAACTACACCATTCCTTCCTTCTCTTTGATGACCGTATCTTAGTATATCTTCAGCTATATTTAAATACTTTTGATTATATACTTGCATTACATTATCACCTCAACATGTGAATCAAACCATTCTTTGTTAACGCCTTTCATAGCCATACGTTGTTGTAGTTTACGTTTAGCTTTAAGGCTAGCGATTCTACTATGAAATCTTGTAGAATCAAATTTACTATTTTGAGATCTGCAAAAAGCTGCAAGTAAATCAATAGTAGCTTCACAAAGTAATTCTTCGTTAGTTTCATCTGCACACATTTCTGCGAGTGCTTCAAAGTTTTGTCTAGTCATACTCATAGTTATATACCTTTCTTATCTGCGAATATATCTGTTAGGTTACCTTCAACATAAAGTCTGGTACCTGATCTCATGTATACACATAAAGAATCAGTATTCCATTCTTCAATTGATTCAATTTCTTCTACTTTGATTGCAATTTTCTTTTCAGAATATTGTTGTTTGCATACTAATACATTGTATTTAATAGCATCACCAAATTTATTGTGATCAAATAGATTTTTATGTTGCACTTTATAAGCCTTTCTCAAAATTAATTTTGTCTATAATGCTTGCTTCTTTTATATCATAATCGTTTTCTTCCATCTTTTTATTCTGTAAGTATGCAGAAAACATTGCACAGTATACTGACATATCTGTGAGTGAATCTTCGAGAGATTCAAAGTTAGTTGTTCCATCTGATTGTGCTAAGTTCATAATTCTTAAGTACTTAGTATGAATCATGTGTAAGTAAGATATATTACCGAATGGGAAATAATCTTCTTCAGTATATCTATCACCTTGATAGTCTACCTGCTTCTTTTCTTTAAGTTCAGCGGCTTCTTTTAGTACAGTTGATGCGGTTACTTTAGCCATACTAGTTCCTTTCTTTATTTATATTATTAGAAAAAGTGGCGTGAGCCACTTGTTTAGATTTCTTACGATTATATTTAGTTTTATCCGGAATAATTTTATGCGCATATTGACGTCTTCTACCTTCATTCATAGCTCTAGCTATTGGATTTATTATTCTGATATGTGTTTTCATTGCGAATACTCCGGATGTGGGTTGTTAAAATAAATGTCTCCTAAAAGATATTGGAGAAAATTATGGGTTATGAAAATAATGGAAAGCATCCTAATTCACTTGCACAGCTAAGACCAGTTATGGATTCTAATAGAGCTCGAGAAATGCAAGCTAAAGGTGCTGAGACTAAACGTCAAAATAAATTGTTAAGAGAAGCTATGAGATTATCAGCTTCTGAGTTTAAAAAGATTCGTGATGAAGTTGTTAGTGATATGCCTTCAGCTGTAGATATATTAAAAGTACAGTTAGCTAAAGCTATACAGCTAGAAGATCATGAAACTATTGAAAGACTAGCGTTAGCATTAGCAGAGTTTGAGCAACCTAAGTTGCAAAGAATCGATCAGACTAATTTATCGTTAGATGCTTCAGAGTTATCTGAAGAAGAATTGCAAAAGAAAATTGCAGAACTTTCGGCCGAAAGTGACTAGTCGTCGGATGTGGGTTTCGAAAAAACAATAAGCCTAGAGGTATCACTTCATTGTGTACGCTCTAGGCTTATTTTTGCAATCTCACCAGGCCGAGTGAGCTCAAGGAACCTGTCAAGAGAAGTTGCGTGGTTATTTAATGTCGTCGCTACCGACTAGGAGGCCTTAACTCTTATTGCAAAACTTTGGGGTAACTATTGAGACTTGAACTCAAACTAACAGAATCACAAACTGTCGTGCAACCTTTACACTATAGTTACCGTGAAGATTTAATAACGCCTATATAATCATAAGCATCTTTTTTATTTTTAAATGAGCCTAATGGAACCCAATGAGTGCCATTAATCTTTTGTTTATTTTTAAGTTCTTCATGAGTGACGAAGCCTAAATCAAGTGCAGTTGCTTTGGCAAACAACCTTACTTTATTATCGACTGGTGATCGCTCAGAGACATCGAAATGAAATAGTTTCATAGCGATGGGAAATGCATTTCAATAATGGTAATCATAAAAGCGGTAAGACCGATTATAATAATCCATTCGAAGAAAGAATATTTTCTGAAAGGGTTCATGTTAATCTACCTCCTAGTTGTACTAGCCTAGTCATTTCTTCTTTGACTTCGCTAGGTTCTCGTTCAGTATCAAATTTAAGTAAGAATATACGATGTTCGATAAGATCAAGAAGCAAATCGCGTTCTTTCTCATCGAGTATTATTTTATATTCGACTACCATAATTAGAAATTACAGAATGTTG